AACCTCCATTAAAAAACAAAAAAAAGCACCCCCGAAGGGGTGCAAAGGTCAGACAGACTGCAAAACGTCCTTACCACGGACAAGAACAACAGGACTCTCTTCCATAGTAAAAGTACCTTGATTATCGTCAAACTGACCTAACAAGTACAAATCAAAATCATCAGGATGCCTATTAAGCTGATTATCAGCAGCACCTCGATTAACTTCATCAGTAAAATCACGAATAGCAACATTACGATGCGGAACAAAGAACGGACGATTAAATACATCAGCCGCACGATCTTTAACAGAAACTATAAATTGCAACATATTGACCTTTATTATAAAACACGTTTTGAAAGATTAGTTCTAGATGTACTCACCTTGTGGCGAGCCACCTTCCTGATAGGAAGATTTTCAAAAGCTAAACGTTCGACTTCCATCTCTGCACGTACAGACGAACGAAATTGCATGTCCAATGCCAAATCAGACCCAAGCTCCTTTAACAAATTCTTGTAATAACGAGGAACAGGCGCTTTACTCCTTTGAGGAGTAAGAACACCAGCGATAGGAAAAACATCAGTCATAAAATAATCGCGAAACCACAATTTACCAATACCTTTGGACATAAGCAAAAACTCAGGATTCGGTAATACTACCTCACCTGAATCAGCATCAACATGCAAAGGCATGGGTGATGCATTAGGCCCTTTAATTTTTTTCAAAATATAACGGGCAATGTATGCTGCAGACTCAAAGTTAAGGGATCCAATAAGATGGTTACCGAATGTCCAATGTCTGGAGACGGTAGCAGAAGTATAAGTAGTGTCGCCGCCACTACGACCAAAAGACAAGCGATCAGAGTGAAAATCCACTCCAAACAATGCGATATGAAAATGCGGACGTCTTGATAAATCACCATACTCTCCTGAAGCAACATAACGAAACTTTAACCCCGCCTTACGAAGACGTTTAAAAAACTTCTGCAAATCCGCTTTGACAAGCTGACCATGCTTCGGTAAATGCGCATCATCATATGTGAGGTTGAGCATACAAGACACCTTGTGCATCTGTTGCTCGTGAGTTATACGGATAGCCCATTCTCTCGAATAAGCCAAACGACATTCCACGCACAGGCCGCATTTGATGGGGCCGTGGGTGGGATGAGTCCAAAGGGCTGTACACAACTTATACCTTACAGACGAATACCGCCACGCATAGGCGCGGCTACGATATTAGCCAACTGAGTACGACCCATTTGATTGCGAAATTGCTTAGCACTATGGTGCTTAGATACGCTTGAACGATGAAGAGGTTTCATAATTAACTCCATTAGAACAGAAAAACAAAAAGGTGTCAATGGGCACAGTTACATCAAGTAGGAAACTGTGCCCGCGCCACCAGGCTTACCAGCTAAGACGCTGATCCGGCTGCTTCCGCAGCCTCCAATGTTGGTGAGGAAACGTCCTTCTGTTTAACAGTATGAACAGCCAAACCAAGGCGCACCGCCTCATCAACGTTGTCAGGATTAGCAAAAAACTCCAAAAATTCTTGAGGAGAATTGTGGAATCTTGCACGTACTTTTGCGTCCATACGCATAAAGTTCTCATCAGCTTGACGAACTACATTCATTGCTGATTGGAAATCAAAAACGCCTTCGTAATCAGCGTATTGAGGCATAGACGCTGCAGAAGGCAAATGACCGGTCTTCATAAAACGGTCAACTATATTATTAATATCAGACTCTTCAGCAAATTGCTGTTGAGTCAAAGAAGGATCTAAGCATGCAAGGCCAGTTTCATCCGAAGCCTTAGACATGTCATAGTTATAGGGAGTACGAAGAAAGATAGACATAAAAACCTCACTTATTAATAGTAATTCCACCAGAACGTGGAAGAAGAATAGCTTTGATTAAATCGACAATAGGACGGTATTGAGAATACTCTTTACCAAAATTATCAAACTTTTCAATAGCAGCTTTATCATAAGACAAAAGATCAGACTCAATCATAGTCTTAACAGCTAACCACTGCATTTGATGAACGCGTTGCTTTTCAGTAGCAGACTGCTGTTTAATTAAATCAGTAGATTCAACAAGATTCTTAGCAAGAGCAATTAAGCGATCGCCTTCTAAAGGAACGTTCTTAATTTCCTCAGAAATCTTCTTAGCTTCAGCTTCTAACTTGTTAATAACAGAACGGCCTTGGTCAGCCGAAACACCTGCCAACTCTTCTTGAGCCTTCTTTAACCACGTTTCAGCACGATTAACGGCAGTTTGAGACTCAATGTTCTCACCTTGACGCTCAACGTTAGCAGCAGAGGAATAATCGCTTGCAACACGTTCAAAAGGATTAGATACCTGGTATTGCTGACCAGTAGGAGCAGAACCAGGAGATTGCATATAAGCAAGCATAGGGTTTAAACCCGCAGCCTCCATATCTTTAACCTGAGTCTGATAACGGGTAGCGTATTGATTAGCAGAAAAAGCATTTGCATCAGCTGCAATATCTTTCTGCGCAGAATTACGATCAATACCACCACCAATAGAAGCGCCGAGAGCGGCCCCAGCGGGGCCCCCCAAAGCGGCACCTGCCGCAGTACCAATAAGACTAAAAATAGACATGATCAGAAATGATCAATTAAGCCAGGAACAGAATACATAGGCATAGGTCTAGCAGCATTAATATTAAAGAAAGCATCCAAAAGAAGCTGCTGACCATTAGCACCAGTACCAACCGCCAAATTACGAGCCAAAGGCGGAGTATCCTGAATAAACGTACTATTCAAAGTAGGCAACGAAGTAAACTTCTGAGCATAATGCCAAGGATCAATAGTACCAGCAGAAGTAGAACGGAAAAGACCAGTAATCTCAGATGGGTTATAACGATATTCAGCCCAACGCTCTTGATAACCAAAAACCTGAGAATCAGTAGAAGTACCAGTAACGTAAATTTCCTTATTCAAAATAGCTTGTTCACCAAGCATCGCAAAAGCAGGAAAATAATAATCATAACGAGTAGAACGAGACCAATGACGACGCAAACCTTGTTGGTACGTCAAGTCAGCACGGACAGAAACCAATCCGATAACATAACCATGCTCAACAAATGACTGGCTAAAGCCATGCCCTGGAGCCAAATAAGTACCGAAAGCGGCCAAGTTACCCAAAGGAGTACTTTGGCCAGTTGCACCCGTACCTGAAGTCTGTGCAACAGGAGAAATGTTGATAGGAGTAGAACCACCTCCAAGATATTCAGGACGTTGTAAACGAGCGTCTGGAGATGTGACACCAAAATGACTCCTTAAAATTTCTGTATAACGTGTACCACCACGAGCATCGCGCTCAAGCAGCTTCTGAATCTGAAACGACTGACGCAACTGATTAATAGTAGCAGCAGTAGCAGCACTTAAATCAGCATAAAGACCAGACTGAACACCTAAAAACTCATGGTATGCCTTATTAGCCATACCAATCTGACGATTTCCAGTAGCATTAAAATTACCACCTGAAGCGGCACCTACATTACCACCAATGTTATTACCAGAAATAAAAGCAGAAGAACCAGTAGAAGTTGCGGTAGAAAAAGCACCACCATTACCATCATCAAAAGTCATAGACTTACCAGTACCATAAACTGGAGCAGAAGTTCCTAAAGGCAGCGTAACAGCTGTGCCACCTTTCTGTGGCCATGGCAACGCCCCTGTGAAATAATCATGACGCTTGCCACGTCGAAGGAGAGTGTAGTTAACACTGGGTGTGGTATCGGGCCCATCATCCTTATTGACAACAGCGGAATTTTGAAGATTCTCATCTCTAAACCATTGGTTATAAATCAAATTGTAGGCGCGTGTAGGTAGCGCCGAATGTGAAACAGTATTAGAACCCGTGATTTGACCAACCGTTGGTAAACCAAAATAGTCCTGTAAGGAACCAACAGCATACCCTCCGGCAGGGGAAACCTGTTGAGGGATAGAGTAAGAAATACTATCGGAAGGATTATCTTGTTCCCCCATAAATTTAACCCAATTGTTCCAAACCAAACGGTTAGGCACAAAAAAGAAGAACGAATCCAGATGGAGGTTATCCATAACCGGGAATAACGGAGTAGCCAAACGCCCAAACATCGTGACATTAACATTAAACGTATCTCCAGGCAAAACCTCCTCGCACATAATAGGGACCAAATAACCACTATCAAAAGTAGTCTTCAATGTCTTTTGCATATTAAATCTAGACCGCGGAATATCAGCACGCGGAACCATAGCAAAATCATGAGTTGAAACAGACTTATTGTGAAACATAAAACCTCCATTAAAAAACAAAAAAAAGCACCCCCGAAGGGGTGCAAAGGTCAGACA